AACAGATGAATGGTCACCCTTGAACAAGCTAGTACTAGATGGAGTAGGCAATGAGTAGCTGGGACAACGATGCACCTATGACTGACATACGTGCTCCTGAAGTTGTCGAAGTTCTACTCGACAGATCGAACTCAACAGCATGGAAGCTATGGATCAATGTAGATGGCAAATGTAGGCTACGTCTCTACGACATCGACCCGAAGACAATCGCGTGTAACTATGTTGAGGATAGTCATGGACGAGATTGAGTTCAAACAACTCTACAACCACACATGCGACATGATCGACAAGCTCACCGATCCTGACACCAAGCGTGTTGCACTGTGCTGCTTGCAGATGTTGTGGGACATACATGCACGACTGATAGATATGCAGCTAGAGGAGGATGATGAAGAGTGAGCATAACACTTGGTGGTGTCAGACTGGAGGAACCGCATGCCGCAGATCAACGATTTGCAGGACTTATATGGGGACCAGCCGGATCAGGGAAGACAGTGCTTGCTTCGACTGGACCTGGACGAAAGCTCTTACTCTGTTTCGATCCAGACGGAGAACTATCGCTTGCAGATAGAGCAGATGTATCGGTTCTCAGACTTTACAAAGTTAATCCAATCACTGTTGTCGGGGAGTGTCGAAAGCCTGACCCTTACGGTCTCACGCGATACCTTACCGAACATCCTGACGTTGAGACTGTCATCTTCGACAGCATGACGATGTTTGCACACTATGCACTACAGGAGGCAGTCAATCAGAACAAGACAACACGCAACAAGGTGTCCATGGAGGCACCGAGTATGGCAGGCTACGCATTCCGCAATGCTATCGTGTTGGGCGTAGCCACTACCATGCTTGCAGTCACTGCCAAGTGTGGACGTAACATCATCTTCACTACACACGAAGGCAGTGCAGAACGTGATGACGATGGGAACGTGACTAACATCACCATGATCTTGTCTACAAACCTAGCCAATCAAATAGGTTTACGGATCAACGAGGTGTGGCATCTACGAGATACCGACGGTAAGCAACGAACCATTAGTGTGCGACCACACTCTCGTTATGTGCCGATGAAGACACGCATGTTCAATGCTGATGCACCACAGTTCCCTTGGCACTTCGATGCAGACACACTGACTGGTGAGGGCATCGCCGATTGGTGGAATGCATGGAAGGAAGGGCAGGGTAAGAAGATACCACTGCCATCAGTGAAGAAGAACACACAGACAAAAGGAGGAACGAAAAAATGACCCGCTACATTTCCATAGCGGGTCGAGTTGATCCCTTCTGCAAGCGTAGTAAGATGGCAAGCCGTAATGGCTTGTGCATTAGATAGTCCTATCCACTGAGAGGATCAAGGTCGAATGAGCATTCTTGAATACGGAAGTGACTTGGCTCAAGCCGAACCGCCGGTGCCACTACCACCCGGACCATACCCTGCTGAGATCATTGGCTGTGCCGAGAAGATCAGCAACAATACTGGTGGTAAGTATCTCAATGTCGTGTTCAGGATCAACGCAGAGAGCTACCCTGCTGACTACACAGAAGGCGATCCAGAAGGGACAGAGTTACACTACAATCGCATCCAGACAGAGGACACTGGACGTAACAGGTTCCGTATGCGTCAGTTCCTTGAGCGGATCGGTGCACCGCTGTCAAATAAGGTTGACCTCAACACGCTCATGGGTCTGACTGCGACAGTGGAGATCACTCACCAAGAATATGAAGGCGAGAACCGCGCACAAATCGCTCGCATTCTCGCTCCGTAAGGTGTATATGCGTAGCACACATGGGGTTGACATATTACTCTATGTGTGCTACACTTATCTTAATAATGGAGGAAGTATATCTTATGGCTCAGGCCCCGCAGCCTACGGGCGACAACGTAGTTCAAGCTGCTCCCAAGAAGCGCCGGACCCGCACCGCATCTCAACCGAAGCCAGCGTTCGTCATCTTGCAAGTGATGGGCGACGACGGACAACCGCAGCAAATCGACAAGCGGCGTGTGAAAATCGTAGCTGTCGAACGCAGTGCAGAGAAGGTGATGGAAGCGATGGAAGAGGGTGCGCATAACAATGCGTTCTATCTCCGCTTCATTGTGCCTGCTGGTCCACGTCAGCCACAGCGCAAGACGGATGCTCCAGCAGCAGCCGCATAATCTCCCCACACAATTCGTGCGTAACATGAAGGGCCACTGTTTCAGTGGCCTTTCTCATATCCTCCATTCGGTGTGCAAGGAACTGCAATGTCCGACACTGATCTAAACGAGCTGTTCGGTCTTCCTGGTGAAATCAAATTCGACGATGTGCAAGAGCAAGCCATAGCAGCATGTTGTAACATAGACAAACGTGTCGTAGCGGTGACTGGTAAGGCAGGCACAGGCAAGACAGTCATCATGCGTGCAGTCGCTAGACGACTAACAGCAAATGGATACGTGGTGCAGAGCAGTGCACCAACAGGCAAAGCAGCCAAGCGCATACGTGAAGCGACAGGCTTACAAGCGATGACCAATCATCGCATGTTGGGTTATGGTATGCCACGTGATTGGGAAGTAGAAGACGATGTGACAGGCGAGAAGAAAACAATCAAAGTATCGACTGGTCCACGATACACACGTATGAAGCCGATGGAATACGACACCATACTGTGCGATGAGTATGCGATGGTGAACCAAGAGATCAATCGCAACCTCATAGATGCATTGAAGTCTGGTGCACGTATCTGTATGTTCGGTGATGTGAACCAACTCAAACCAATCGAGTCAGATAGGAGGTTGGATGAGCAACCATCGGCATTCCAGAATGCACTACAGAAGTTTGGCGGGATCACACTCGACACGATCCATCGACACGATGCTGGCAGCGGAATTGCTCGTAACGGCGCACTCATACTGCAAGGCAGGGTGCCCCGTCCAAGTGGAGACTTCACGCTCAGGCAGACAGATAACCCTGTCGCTGACGTGCAGCAATTCGTCAGAGTGTGTGGCGAACAAGGACATTCTTACGCGGATACGGACCATCAAATAGTCACATGCATGAACCGTAGTTGGATTGGCACACAGAAGCTTAACCTAGTAATACAAGCCATGTTCTGGCAACGTGCAGAACCATACATCGAACTGCCACGATACAAGCAATCAAACAAAGATGTACCACCAATCCGCGTGCAGATAGGTAGCAAGGTAGTCTACACAGCCAACACATATGACTTCGATGGCACAGGTGAGAGCTTCGCATTCAATGGTGAAGTAGGCATCGTGTGCGACATAAACCACATGGAAGGCAGTGTAGATATAGACTTTGGCGATCGTGTTGTGACGATACCGCCAATCGTAATCACAGTGCGAGAGAATGGCACAGTGATAGAGCAGGACCCACGGCGCAACATAGATCACGCCTATGTCCTGACGACACACAAGATGCAAGGGAGTGAGGTGAACCATGTATGCTATATAATCAATAAGCATACGACCTGGGGACAATCCAGGCGTAACTTCTACACCGCTGTGACACGAGCACGACAACACTGCACAGTGTTCTTCGATGCACACAGCATGGCAAAGTCAACTAAATATGCAGGCTAGTAATGGCATTCGTAAAGATAACCAAAGGACCAGGTGGAACTCATCGTAACACTGTAAACGTTGTGCCAGCTATACGATTAGGCTCATACAGAAATGAGACAGGTAGATCAGTCTACGTAGCAATGACTGTTGCTCTCGTAAAGCAACTCGGCTGGAAAATCACAGAGGGTGAGAAGCGTGTCACCTTTAAGATGTCAATCAATGAAGGTGTTGGCGAGGATGCAGGCTTCTGGTTGTTAGAAGAAGATCCAGAGAATGGATACGCACTAGGCGCAGAGAAGAACAAGAGCCAGTCATTCTCAACTAGCATCCAGTATAGTAAGCTGAAGCATTATGTTCTCAACGATGATAGTGTACCAATAGCTGAAATTGAATTCGACATACAAGGTAATGCACTTCTTGTGCAGGTGCCTGATTGGCTACGGTACAATCCACAGTCATACAAAGAGGACAAACCAAAACTTGAACTCACTCCTCCTAAAGAGGAGAAAAAGAAATCGCACCCTACGTTGAGCGTCGTGACAAAAAACGAGGACGTAGATGAAGTCCGCCTGAACCGCAAGCAGCGACGCCTTGCAGCGCATGTGCTTACACGAGCAATGCGATAAACATCTGGCCGGGTGTAACAGCCCGGCCTATTCTTTGTGAGGCGACATGAAAATCATACTGATCCATGTAGCAGTAGCAGGCATATTCACTGCACTCGTGTTCTTTGGAGGCATGTAATGGGCTGGAAGAATGAGACAACACGTGATGATGGCCTATTCATCGAACGCACACTGGACAGTTGGACGATCTTCTACCGTGATGTGACAGTAGCACACTGTCCATGTTGTCTTAAGCCAATGCCAACAGAACGCAATGCACGCATGGTAGCTGATGCAGTATTCCCGGAGAAGCGTGATGCAGAAGCTAAGTGACAATGAGCGGATCAAGTTATCCCAATGTATACTGCACATGATAAACAATCCCAGACTACCTCCCGACCAACTACCTGGACTGGTTTTGCTACTCGACAAGATCAGTGGGACTGATACCGTAGTGTGGTATGAGAAGGGATCAAGCAATGATGATAGCACCAGTTAGTTCGATAGCGGAGATGAACCATGAGCTTGCTGCTGCTGTTAGTGCTGGTGGGCTTAGCTTTGATTGCGGTGCAGGTGGTAATATCAATAGTCCTATTGCTATTGTTGCTGAAGCTCCGGGCGAACGTGAGCTACAACAGCGAGTTCCACTTATTGGGGGATCTGGGAAATTCCTCTGGGACATCCTCCGTAAAGATAAACTTACGAGGAACGATGTTTACATCACCAATGTCGTCAAGAGAAAGCTGGTATCCGCAGCAGAAGGACACGAGATAGGTGAGCGACAAGAAAAGATTACACTCACGCGGCAGGAACGGACCCATTGGCGTCATATACTTTGGGAAGAGCTTGGACGATTGCCCAACTTGCGCACGGTTGTGGCTCTTGGCGGGTACGCCCTTGATGCACTCGTGGGTCTCGGTAGCATTACCAAGGCTAGGGGCTCGGTATTCCCCATTGACCTTCACGGCAATCGAGTGCAGTGCTTGGCCACCTACAATCCAGCCCACGTAATGCGTGAACCACGAATGGAAATCGTGTTCCGTATGGACTTAGGTAAGATCAAGAGGATACTTGATGGGACATTCTCAGTGCCACCTATTGCTTACCTTATTAATCCCACAGCAACGGAGGCACTTGATAGTCTACGCTGGCTCAATACTCTACGCCAACCGATCGCGTATGACATTGAGACAATGGCTAACGAGACAGCATGTATTGGTTTCGCGCCGAGCAATGACATCGGGATATGTATCAACTTCCGTTCGCAAGGGGAAAATCACTACACATGTGCGGAGGAACGGGAGATCAGACTGGCTATTGCGTCGCTCTTGGGCAATCAGGAGAGAACTTTCATCACACAGAATGGGATGTATGACGCTACTTGGTTATGGTTCAAGGACCGCATCCGTTGTCACGGACATTACTTCGACACTATGCTGGCACATCATACGCTATACCCCCCGCTACCACACGATCTTGGTTTTATCACAGCCCAATATACAGACCACCCATACTACAAGGACGATGGAAAGCTCTGGAAGGAAGAAGGAGACATCAATGCTTTCTGGGAATACAACGTCAAAGACTGCTGCATCACACGACTAGCATACGAGAAGATGGAGGCAGAGTTAGTCGAACACAAGCTAGACAAGTTCTTCCACACCCACATCATGCCATTGCAACGTGAACTGATAGCCATGTCATGCAATGGTGTTCGTGCAGATACGTCACTCAAGGAGAAGTTTGCAGATGAACTCGGACGAAGCCTGGAACATGCAAGAGAAGTATGCCAAGTCAAGGCTCGTGTGGCAACTGGCAATCCTGATTACCAATTCAACCCACGGAGTAATAAGCAACTTGCTGGACTCTTCTTTGACGAACTACAGTTGGTTGGACGAGGAAGAAGCACAGATAAAGAAAATCGTGAACGTATTGCAAAACATCCACGAACAAATGCAGCTTGTCGAGACCTTATCGGAGCGGTTGATAACTACTTACAAGAGGCCAAGTTTGTATCAACCTACGTCGGTGCAGAACCAGACGACGACGGAAGATGGCGTTGCGAATTCAAACAAACCGGAGTGTCCTCCGCCCCCGGCCGCCTAAGCAGTAGTCAAACCGCATGGGGAACAGGACTCAACTTCCAGAATATACCCGAGAATGCCAAGCCCATGTTCGTATCCGCACCAGGGTGGGAATTCTCTTATTACGACATGAGCCAGATCGAGGCTAGGATAGTTGCCTACCTGGCTGACATTCCTGTGTGGAAAGAACAATTTGAACGAGCACGCTTGCATCCAGGATCATATGATGCACACTGTGCATTAGCTGCTTCGATGTTCAAGGTGCCCTATGAGCACGTTCCGCGCAAAGACCGAGAGCCTGACGGAAAGCCTACTATCCGATATGTGGCCAAACGATGTCGCCACGGCCTTAACTATCGGATGGCTGCCGACAAGCTCGCCACCGTCACAGGACTATCATCAGTCGAAGCTGAGCAAGCCTATCGACTATATCACATGGCGACACCAGAAGTCTCCCTGTGGTGGGATGATGCTATTGACCTCGTACGACGAACCGGACAAATCACTACTTGTCTTGGTCGACGATGGCTGCTGCTAGAGCGCTTTGATCCACTCGCACTAGACAGTATCATCGCGTTCGAGCCGCAGTCCATCAATGGGGACTGGACTAGCGGCGTCATCGTAAAGTGTCACAACGATCCTGAGTGGCCACCTACCGCTCGTATTCTAATCAATGTGCATGATGCAAACATCGCATTGAATAGGATCGAGGATGGGCCTACCGTGCGCGCAATAATGAAGCGTCATGCGGAACAGCCCATATGGATCAACTCCATCCAAAATCGCTTGCGTGGTATCGACAAGCCCGAGCCACTCATAGTGCCAGCAGAGATGGGTGTATCCTTGCCGGATGCCGATGGCATTCACCGTTGGAGCACAATCAAGAAAGTCTAACAAGTGATATCAGTGGGAAGCGATACATTCCTAGGCCGATACTTGTCTTATATGGAGAACCAAGAGACCGCACTACAGTTTGATCTGTGGTGCGGCTTATTCTGCATCTCAGCAGCATGTGGAAGGCACACATATGTCGCACGTCCGCGCGCGCCGGTCTACCTCAACCTCTACACCATCCTTGTCGCAGAAGCCGGGACTAGTCGTAAGTCTACGTCCATCAGATGCGTGGCATCTATACTTAGCACTCTTGTTGGGACTTCTGATGTGGGTGGGGATTGGCCTATTGGTATGGTGGATGCTAAGGTAACACCGGAGAAGTTGGATGCTATACTACATACACGAACCGAAGAGTTCGGATCAGCCCAACTCTGCATTATCGTACCAGAGCTTGCTGTGTTCATGGGGACTGAGCGTTACATTGCACACATGCCAACACTACTTACAGATTTGTATGATTGCCCTGATAGGAGATTTGGTGGAGGCACAATTGAGCGAGGCTCAGTGGTCCAGCATAATGTCTGGATTGGTTTCCTTAGTGCAAGCACACCCACATGGCTCCTCAAGACAGTTAACCCTAACGTCATCGAAGGAGGGTTCACATCTCGCTGTTACTTTATTCTGTCAGATACACCTAAGCGGCGTATGGCGTGGCCAGTGGCTGATGATCCCACACTTTACTCTGACCTATGCGAAGATGTAAGGATCATATGCAATGAGGCGAAAGTTCGGGGACCAATTAGTATCACCGAAGAAGCACGATCAAGTTTCACACACTGGTACGAAAACAGACAACATTCGCTCGACCCATTCAGACAATCATTTGAGGCCAGAGAGGATGCGCATATCCTACGTATTGCAGCGTTACTTTCCATCAATGATGGATCATGGATCATCAAGCAAGAACACCTGACCCCTGCAATCGACCTAATACAAGGAGTGAAAGATGGCAGTAGCCGTATCTTTGAGACTGCACACTCGCGATCCAAGTTCGCGATGGGTCTTGATGTGCTACGCTCACAACTTATCACAAGTGGAATGGACCCTATACCGAGGCATAGGCTCTACCTTAAGTGTCGTAGCCACCTGGACAACATCGAATTCTCAGCACTCATCGAGGCACTTCAAGAATTGGGAGCTATTCAGCGCTTTGAATATCGAGATGGCATCCGTGGTAGACCGACTGACTACATTAGAGGCACCCAAGTCCTCGTTAGCCATGGCCTTGGCGAGCGCGTGCTAGAACGCTTCAGCTAATCATGGAACTGGTCTATAGTCCCACGCCAATTGACACTGCGTATGTCTACATGCCTACCACCAGCCATCTGTGACAGCCGTGCATTCAGCATATGGATCTGTGCATCAGTTGCTGCATACACATCGTTCAGCTTAGCAGACAAGTTGTTCATGATCGCACGCTTCTCTCGTGCAGGATAGCCGCTACCATTCACACCCTGTATCTGCGTGCGTATCTCAGCCATGTTCTGCTC